GACAGTTTCTGTGAAATGAGTGCAAAATGAAACGGGGGCCTTTCGACCCCCGTTTCGCCCGCCGATAGATTAGACTTCCAAATCCAATTCCAATCCTTGGGCCGCTTTGACCATCTTAGTGGCGACGGACCGCAACTTGGCTTCGACTGCCTCGTTCTGGAACATTTTGTGCACCAGTGCCGTGACGTCTTTGGACTCGGCCTTGTTGCCCAGTTTTTTGTATGCGGCCTTAACGGCCAACTGGCGCATTTGCGACCGGATTGGATCGGACTCGCGAGTCCCCGCAACACGAACCTCGCCACTCTTCAAAGCGGCCAGTTTCTTATCGAGGGTTTCGCCAGCGAACTTGATATAGTCCGCGCCGTGTTTTTCTTCGGTGTCCCCTGCGTGCGCGTCCATACCCAGGTTTCGTATCCCGATATAGATCACATGCGCGGCGACTGGCGAAAGTTGCGACTCGGACGGAAAACCGAAATCAGTAGGATTGATTTGGCGTTCCAAAGTCTTTCCAAATCGTATTAACATGACTGCCAACCTATGTTGGCCGGATCGACTCCATGACCGGATCATCGATCCGGCGGGTTACACACTCAATGTGTGCAATAATGATTATGCACAAATTTCCAAGTGGGTCAAATTGAAAACCGCAAACCATTGAAACTGCACATGTTTTGGGTACGGGGTGGATTGTGGCGAAACCTGGGCAATTTGGAATGGGGTGTAACCCATTGATTTGACGGTGAAATCGCCACTGGCCGTGGTTTCCGCCACGTAATGCCCGTGGATATTACCGACCGATCGGGAACTGGCCGACCCCGTCCACCGTGTTTATCCCTTTAAAAAAAAAAAATTTTTAATAATTCAATGATGTCAATGGGTTAGCGCCAGTAGCCTATCGTTCGTATATATCCACGGTATATCCGGGGCCATTCCGGGGCCATTGGATTTCCACTCGCATGAAATGAAACACTGGCGTTTCGAATACTGAACGGTGGCGTTCAGATATCATGTGGCCATTCAGTTGATATCATGATAGCATGTGGCGAGTCAGTTGATATCACAGCGGCGCGCCGTACAATCACTCGCGTACTGGCCGATGGCGGGGGTGGGGGGCCAAAACTGGGCTCGCGTTGACGACGACGAGACCCCTCGCGCAAAAGTTCCTAAGATTGAACATATGGTCAGTGATAGGACCATATTATCGGTTTCCGATAGTATTGACCAATCACTTGCCCCACAAGTGACCCATATGGTCGCTTGACATACCCCAGCGCTTGTGGTACGGTCACATTGGACAACCATATCCAGGGTATGGCCCTATGACTGCCGATATAATCAAACTCGAAGACCTCGATGGGCTGGACAAGGTCCAAGAGAGGCCCTCTAGTCTCAAGCGAATCAGGGATCACCACCACTTCATCGCCAGGCTTATAGCCCAGGGCAAGCGCACCACTGAGGTTGCGAAAGAGGTCGGCTACTCCATCTCCCGCGTCTCCATCCTTAAGGGCGACCCTGCCTTCAGGCAGCTGGTCGAGATGTACAAGGCGAACTACAATCAGATCGACCAGATCGAATACGCTGACGTAAAGAAGAAGGCGGCCCTGCTCTTGTCACATACTCTAGATCACCGGATCGACCAGTATGAAGAGGACCCAGACTCCCTCACTGCATCAGAGGTTCGCGCAGATGCTGAGCTGGCCCAGAGCGTCCTCGATGACAAGGTGCAAAAGGTCGCCACCCTTCACGGCCACTTGGAAAGCACTAATATCGCCGAGCAGTTCGAGTTGCAGTCACGTCGGGCTGATCGGCTGATCGCGCCAGCGCACCTCCCTGGCAGCGTCGAGAGGCCGGAGTCGGGTGTCATGCCAACCGACCCGACTCCGGTTTTACCACAGGAAGACTAATGTCCCGGCTATTCATTAGCCTGATCGCACTGCTGTTAGCATGGCCAGCCCAGGCCGGGACCAGGGTCTGGCTGATGTATGGGGAGTAAGAAATGCAGCGTAGAGAATTAGAAAAACACGTTAGCTATGATCCTGAAACTGGCACTTTCCGTTGGTTACGGTTGGATAGTAAGCGAATAGGCAAGCAGGCAGGATATATTGATAAGAAAGGTTATCGGAGAATTGAGATTTGTAATAGAGCTTTCATGGCCCATAGATTGGCTTGGTTCTATATGACCAGCCAGTGGCCAAAGTATTCTATTGATCACATAAACGGTGATAAGGACGACAACAGATTTTGCAATTTACGCGAAGCAACCAATGCTGAGAACAAAAGAAATGGGCCTCCAAGGATTGATAGTCGTTCTCAACTTAAGGGGATATATCGGGATAATAGAACTGGCCGATGGGTTGTAAAACTCCAACTTGCTGGGGACAATCGGCAAAGTTATTGCGGTACTTTTACAGAGCTTGCTGACGCGATTGTCTGTTCAAATTTCCATATTGCTTACGGACACGGCTCATTTGCACGGCTAAATAAAATGCCGGAAGGATGGTGTCATGATTAAAATAGTAACTATAATTTTCACCTTGCTAACTTGTACGCCGGTTTTAGCCGGGACCAGGGTATGGCTTTTATACGGCTGGGGCGATAATGCCTTCGGCTCATCGAGTGGTATAGATGAAATCGCTGCAAGGGCGCGAACTATACCGGGAGTGACCCATGTCACTGTGCGAAATTATTGGGACACTACAACCATTTATAGTGAGGTTCTGGCAAGTCCATCCACCGACCGCATCGTGTTGGGTGGATACTCCTGCGGTGCTAATTCCGCCACCGTGGTGGCTCGCGCTTTATGGCAAGCGCACCGTACAGTACACACCATCGCCAACATACAAATGTCTTTATACTGCGGGGGCGATGCGCTGGAGTCCAATGTCCACTACGGGCAATCAACCTATAATGCCGACTGCCGCCAGACCTTAGGCCTTGGCTGCAAGCCGCTGGAACCCGCGCCAAGCTTCGCTGGCACTATCAACAATATCAACAGGCCCGACTCACATGGATATGCGGACAATGATCCAGCTACACAGCAAGACGTTCTGGCTGCGATTGCAGCTACTTCGCTATATGGACACCGACCCGTCCTCCCGCCAAGACCTGTCCGAGATTGCCGATTTGCTTGGACTAGCGAACGCGGCGCTGTGGCGGCTTGTCAGTGGACAACCCGTGGCGGCCGAATGGTCACAGTAATCTTGCGCGGCAACCAAGCTTTAAGAGCTAGATAACAGGAGGACGTAATGGCTAAGACCTACAATCTGCAAGGGCCTATCATGCTGGAGAACCTCACCAACACAGAGGCTCTCGGCTTTATCGCGGCTGTTGTTGCCGAGGTTCCGGCGCATTCGATGGGGACCGCCTCGATGAACCTCAAGGCGGAAGGACCGGCCGGGAGTGCTTCTACCACGGTCGAAGGTAACAGCTTGGATAAGCTGAAAGCCTCGCTGGCCAAGGCACAAAGTGCGCCCAAAACAGCAGATGACATCGTTTACCACGTTCGTGGCCGGGTCAACCTGGTAGGCCTTTCCCTTGAGGAAGGCATCGACATGATCGACACGACCATGAGGGCGATCCCTAATCCCGACGCTCTGATCGTCTGCGCCATGCTGGCCCAGGAGGAGACCAGTGGCTAGACCCTTTCGTGAATGGGGATACTTCGAAAAGTCCCCAGAGGGATTCGTCCTCACCGCCTTCCCCTGGGGAAAGGACGGAGTCCTCAAGGACCGAACCCTCGAGGACTGGCAACGGAAGTTCCTCCGCTCAATCGGCGAGGGACTCAAGACTCCAGAGGTGGCTATTAGGGAAGCTGCGGTCTCTGGTAACGGTGTTGGCAAATCCACTCTGGTTGCTTGGATTATACTTTGGGCTCTGTGTACTCGTGCTGATACTAGGGGTGTGGTCACTGCGAATACTGAAACTCAGTTGAAGACCAAGACCTGGGCCGAGCTTGGCAAATGGTTCAACCTGTTCGAAGGACGCGACAGCGTAAAACTGACAGCAACGGCCATATTCGTCCGAGATGACGATCATGAGCGTACTTGGCGTATAGATATGGTTCCCTGGTCAGAGAATAACGCTGTCGCGTTCCAAGGCCTCCATAACGAGGGCAAACGCCTGTTGATGATCTATGATGAGGCTTCAGCAATCCCGGACCCTATTTGGGAGGCAGGAGACGGGTGTATGACGGACAAGGACACCGAACGACTCTGGTGTGTATTCGGGAACCCCAACCTGCCAAAGGGACGCTTTCGAGAGTGTTTTCCTGGGGGACGGTTCGCGGCGGTATGGCATTCAAGATGTGTAGATTCGAGGACGATTAGCTTTACTGATAAGGGTGAACTCAATCGGTGGGTACAGGAATATGGAGAGGACAATGACTTCGTCAGGGTTCGTGTCCGTGGCGTATTCCCTCGTGCCGGAACGATGCAGTTTATTGACGACGAGATCGCCAGTGAAGCTTCGCTGCGGGAACCTGGCGTACACCTTTACGACCCCCTCATTCTCGGAGTTGATGTCGCTCGTTTTGGTGACGACGCATCAGTTATCTACATCCGAAAAGGAAGAGATGGGCGATCGATTGCTCCATTACAGTTCAGGGGGCTGGATACAATGACCCTAGCTGGAAAGGTGGCAGAAGTCTATGCCCAGTATGCAGCAGACGCAGTATTCGTTGATGGAGGAGGTGTGGGTGGGGGCGTCGTTGATCGCCTTCGCCAACTGCATGTTCCCGTTATGGATGTGCAGTTTGGTGGTAAACCAGATGGACTGGGCTTTCTTACCGGCGATGAAGGAGTCAAGTACGCCAACAAGCGCGCCGAGATTTGGGGCTCCATGCGCCAGTGGCTCCGTACTGGAGCCATCCCAATCGACCAAGAACTCTATTCCCAGTTGACCAGCGTCCAGTACGCTTTCAACTTGAGAAATGAAATCCAGCTGGAACGAAAGGAAGAGCTGAAAAAGCGAGGGCTATCTAGTCCAGACATCGCAGACGCACTCGCCATAACATTCGCTCAGTATGTTTCGCCGCATGCTAATGCTGGACGCGAGGGGCCTAAAAAACCCCTCGTTGAATCCGAGTATGATCCTTTCGGTCCAATGCACCACGACTACAATCCATTCAATCCGGAGGCCGAAGATGTTCAGCGCACCTAGCCCACCGCCGCTTCCAGCGGCACCACCGCCACCTCCTAACCCACCCATGTTCGGCGCTGATATGCCGAAGGGTGGGGCAAGGCCACAGATGGCGCGGCCACAGACAGTCCTGGGTGGAGCGCTGGCCCCTGGCGCACAGCAACCTGGAGGAACACTCCTTGGCTCTTGATCGCCAGATGGAACTGGCTATGGATGCGATGCAGGCGTCGCATGATGCTATGCTGGGGCATATGGCCCTGGTTAGGGATGCGGTGCAAGGGGTGCCTGAGGCAGAGGGGAAGCCAGAGAAAGAGGGTGAGACGAAAGTCGCTGGTGACGTGGTCCCTATGTCCTCCCAGCGCAAGGAACCTATCAAGCTTTGGAATGTGGAGCAGCCCGCCGGTTATGCTTCAGAGTCCCCTGAGCATGCTGGCGCTGTGGCCTCAGGCGTGCTACGTGGTTCGCTCCACATTCTCAAGCCCACTCCAGAGGAGAGTAAGTGATGGCGAAAGCAAGGCACCCTGCCCACGCCCACATCCAACGAGCGAAAGCTATGATGCAAGATCACCACGACAAGATCCAGGGTATGCTGGATCAAGTCGCCCAGTCCCTTCCCCAGGATGGGGAGCAGGTCCCAGGAAAGCCGATGGCACCGACGGGACCTGCCACTGGCGTAACCCCGCCTGGCGGAATGAGCCCTTTAGGAGGCGCAGCTCGTGGCTGAGCGTCTCGTAAACGTCAAGATCGACGGTAGGCCGTATCAGGTCCATTACCGGATGCCTGACGAGCAGACGCTGAAGCTGCGCGAGCATGTCAATGGAAGGCTCATTGGACTACGCACTAATCGCTATTCTTGGTGGGTTCATTGGCGTGAGTGCGCTGATTATATTCTCCCACGTCGCTACAAATGGCTCATTACTCCCAATCAGATGGCGCGCGGTAGTCCAATTAATCAGCATATACTTGATAGTACTGGCACTCTTGCTGCTCGCAATCTTGCGGCTGGGCTAATGACAGGCTGCACCGACCCAACGAAGTCCTGGTTTCACCTAAAGATCGGCCACATCGATTCAACGCAGACTTCGCCCACGTCGCTCTGGTTGGCCGAGTGCGAACGCATTCTGATGATGATCTTCCAAGAGTCCAACTTCTACACAGCAATGGCTGTTATGTATTTCGATCTCGTAGTGTTTGGCACTGGCGTTATGATTATCTATGAGGATTTCGATGACGTCATCACCTGTTACAATCCTTGTCCAGGAGAGTACTATCTCGAGGCTTCTGACACTATTAAAGTCAACGCCCTCTACCGAGAGTTTACATATACTGTCTCTCAGGTCGTTGAGCGGTTCGGGATTGACAATGTATCGCCAGCCGTCAGGGTCCTATATAACATGGGAGGAGCATCCCTCACAAGGGAAATAGTGGTGGCTCATGCAATCGAACCAAACAAGGACCACAGAAAGTTCGGCATCCCTGAACACTTCAAGTGGCGAGAGGTTTACTGGGAGTGGGCCGGATCGGCAGCCCCCCAGGGAGGCGCTTCGTATGCTCCCGGAGTTCTTTACAAGGGAGGATTTCACGAGCAGAATTTCATCTCGCCAAGATGGGATATTATCGCTAATGACGCTTACGGTAGAGGTCCTGGCATGGATGCACTACCGGATATTAAACAGCTCCAAATTGAAGTCAAGCGAAAGGCTCAAGCTATTGATAAGTTGGTTAATCCTCCGATGGTGGCTGATATTCAGCTTAAAAATCAACCTGCCTCGTTACTTCCGGGAGGATTGACCTATGTCGCAGGAATGCTCTCCAATTCGCGTCCAGGTTTTGCACCTGTCTACCAAGTCCAGCCCCCGGTTAAAGAGATCATGGAGGATCTTAACGAGGTCCGCGAGAGGATCAAGCAAATATTCTTCAACGATCTTTTCCAAACGATTTCGCAATTCGAGACGAGGTCTAATGTCACGGCTGCGGAAATCGATGCAAGACGAGCTGAATCGATGATTATGCTTGGCCCAGTCCTCGAACGGATCATTGGGGAAGGGCTCAAGATCGCAGTGAATAGGACCTTTGAGATTTGTTCTAGGTCCAAGATTCTGCCTCCAGCGCCCCGACAGGTCCAGGGTCAAGAGGTCGAAGTGGACTTCGTGAGTATGTTGGAGACAGCGCAAAATGCGAACCAGATGTCAGGCATTGAGCGTATCTTTCAGCTTGCTGGTAATCTGGCTGGTGTTGATCCGTCTGCCCTCGACAATGTTGACTTCGATTTCGGAATCCAGAAGGCCTCTGCCCTGCTTCACAATGATCCTAAACTTATCCGATCTCCCGCTATGCTTGCTCAAATCCGCAAGCAGAAGCAAGACCAGATGCAGCAGGCCCAGTTAGCTGCCCACGCTGACACGGCCCAGAAGCTGGCCCAAGGGGCGCAGACGTTGAGCCAGACCGATGTGGGTGGAGGGCAGAATGCCCTTGAGGCTATGATGGGAGGAATGCCAGGTGCCGCTTGACCTAACCGATCCTAAGGTCGTTAAGGCCCTTGAAAAGGCTGCCGAGGCCGCTGCCCAACAGGATGGCGTGACCCTGGCCAACCTTGTCAAGACCCAGGCCGGTCGCACTTTCGTTTGGAACAAGCTCACCAACAGCCATGTATTCACCAGCATAATCAATGATAACCCTATCCGAATGGCCTTCAACGAGGGCCGTCGTGACGCTGGCCTTGAACTGCTAGGCCAGATCATGAAGAACTGTCCAGATGAGTTCATCCTTATGATGAGGGAAGCAAATGAGCGAGACTCCGCAAGAAGCGCCGCAAATGAATCAGCCGGAAACAAGGACGGAAACGGGAGCGATCAAGGACCAGACGAGCAGCAGCTCGATTTCTACCGTGACCTCGCAACCGGCAGAATCGAAACCGACTTCGGCTCCGACGAAGCAGCCTGAGGCGAAGCCTTCGATTCTTGGAGAGAAGGCAGCGCCACGGACAGGTGCTCCGGAGACATATGCGGAGTTCAAGGCCCCAGATGGCTACACATTTCAAGTAGATTCCGAACGCATGAAGGATGTCCACTCCACGTTCAAGGAGTTGGGCTTGACCCAGGCGGACGGTCAAAGGCTCATGGACCTTTACGGCAAAGAGCTTGTAGAGGCCGAGACGGCGCCATATCGAGTGTGGCAAGAAACCCAGGAGAAGTGGCGCACGGAGATCAAGGCAGACCCCGATCTCGGTGGTAAGCTTGATCAAGTCAGGGAAACAGTGTCGAGAGCACTTGATAGCCTTGGCGATCCTAAACTAACGAGGGAGTTCAAGGAAGCTATGGAGTTCACAGGTGCGGGGAATAACCCAGCGTTTATCCGTGCCTTCTACAAGATGGCTTCCATGATTACCGAAGGGAAAGCTGCACCGGCAGGTCAACCCTCGCCAGCAGCCAGACCCGGAGGTGCCAGACCTTCCCTCGCTCAATCAATGTACCCACAGCTGCCCTCAGCGGGATAGCAATGGTCACGCAAGAGCGACTTAAAGAACTTTTTAGCTACGACCCGATGACTGGTATCTTTGTTCATCGGATCAGCAGAGGCCCAGCTCGTGTTGGACACAGAGCTGGATCACCTTCTGGTCATGGCTATCGCAAGATAGTTATTGATTATGAAAGGTTCTATGAGCATCATCTTGCATGGCTATATATCTATGGCGAGTGGCCAGATGAGCTAGACCATGTGGACAGAGATGGGAACAATAATCGAATAAGCAACTTGAGAAAGGCTTCACGGTCTCAGAATAATGTCAATTCCATGTTTGCCAAGAAAGGAGCTTACTTTGATCGGAGGACCAATCGATGGTTCTCTAAGATCCAAGTAAACCACCGAAGTGTTTGGCTTGGCGATTTCTGTACTGCGGAAGAGGCTCACGACGCTTATTCACAAGCATTAACCCAGTATTATGGGGACTTTGTTCCTCATGAAATGAGAAAGGAGTAACGCTATGGCCACCGTAGGTGGAATAGCACTCACATATGCTGACTGGGCAAAAAGGATGGACGACGGTTATAGGGTCGCCTCCATTATCGAGTTGCTCTCGCAAACCAACGAAATCCTTGAGGATATGTTGGTGATCGAGGGTAATTTGCCCACCGGCCACAAGACCACAGTCCGAACAGGCCTCCCTCAGGCCACGTGGAGACTGTTGAACCAAGGCGTGCCAAACGCCAAGTCAACCACAGCCCAGATCGTGGATACTGTCGGCAACCTGGAAACTTATGCCGTGATCGATAAGGACATCGCCGACCTTAACGGTAACACCGCTGAATTTCGGCTCTCAGAGGTGAAGGCGTTCCTTGAAGGCATGAGCCAACAGGTTGCCACCACGGTCTTCTATGGCAACCAGTCTACCAATCCAGAGCGCTTCACTGGGTTCTCGCCACGGTACTCGACCAAGACCGTAGCGAACGCCCAGACGGCGGTCAACGTCCTCGACGGTGGTGGAACCTCTAACACTAACACCTCACTCTGGGTAGGAGTGTGGGGATCGGATACTTGCCATGCCACGTTCCCGAAAGGAAAAGTCACAGGTCTTCAGCATCGGGACATGGGGGAGTGGCCGGTCACGGACACCGCCGGAAACACTTACCAAGCTTATCGTGACCACTTCAAGTGGGAGATCGGCTTGGTCCTACGAGATTGGCGCTACTGGGCTCGAGTTGCGAATATCGATGTCACTCAGCTCACGGGAGTTAGTGCGGCTAACCTTATTAACCTCATTATTCGAGCGTTATACCGCTTACCCACTGCTCCAGCTAGCGCGACGACTATACAGACTTCGGACACTCCCGAAATCAGGGCCGACATGGGCCGAGCTGTCATCTATTGCAACCGTGTCGTCCGCACTTACCTCGATCTCCAAGCCATGAACAAGACTAACGTCTTGCTCCGGATCGAGGAGTTCGAAGGAAAGCCAGTGACCACGTTCCGAGGCATCCCTGTGCGAACGTGCGATGCACTCGTGAATAATGAAGGACAAATCACATGATTATGGATGCACAACTTCTCTTCACTGGGAACAACACCGGAGGTGTTACTCCGTCGTATGTGGACCTTATCACTTCGACAGGGAATAGCACCAACGTCATCGACTTGCACATCGTAGCGCCCCCAGGCGTTCCGGTGCTTGCATCTGGCCAAGGTGCCCGTGACATGGGCATCGGCGACGATCCAGCACTCAAGATCTTAGTGCAGTGCTGCGGAACCTTCGCTGGTGGAACCAGTCTCATTGTCACCCTTCAGGGTTCACCAGACAATGGCTCTGGCGCCCCGTTGGGTTTCAATACCTGGTACGCCAGCCCGACCGTAGTCCTTGCCTCACTCCTTCCAGGGGTGCGGATCATGGATATGGACGTTCCAAGGCCGCCTCCTGGCCAGCCAATGCCACGGTTCTTCCGCCTTGCGTACACCGTCGCTGGTGGTCCATTCACCTCGACAGGTACAGCGGCCGGTCCTAATTCGTGGCTTGCTGCGACGTTCGTTGTCGATCGCTTTGACCAACCGTTCCAGGGCTCCCTCCACGACCAGTTCGTTGGCGGGTATCCTCCTGGCGTTGTGATTGCGAACTGATGCGTAAGTACGCATACGGCCTTGCGGCAGGGGTAGCATGTGCTGCCCTTGCCACAAGCTGGCTTTGGGCTCAGCCAGTAATCCAGAACACCTTCACCGGCCTTGAATGCTGGGAAGTTGGTCAAGGCCCTGGTGGACCGGGAACCTACGCTTGCAGCCAATCGTTCAGGGGTTCTACGAATAACCTCCCGCTGACGGCTACAGGCAGCTGGACTATGGGTGCCACTTCGGCCAACACAACGCCGAATAACACCGCTACACTCGTCTATGGTGGAAGTGTCCTCTACACGGCCAACCCTTCAGGCCCTCCCACTATTACCCTCCCACCGAACCCACTCACCGACGGTACGATCGTTGCTGTATGCAACACTACCAGCGGTGCCTTCACGACAGGTGGGTCAGTGACGGCGAACACTGGTCAGACCCTCAGTGGTGGCAACATCTCGATCACTACCCTGGCAGCGTTCACCTGCGTAGTTGCGCAATGGAACCTTGCTAACGCAACATGGTACAGGATACGATAATGCGTACCACCCGACTGGCGCTAGGCTCACTCGCAGTTGTTGCTTCCCTGCTTGTAGGGCCTAGCGCACTTTCTCAAGGGCCGATGGTAGGGCCTGGCGCAATCCTTGTCTGCGCTAACAATGCCAGTAGTCCTCCTGGCATACCAGCGATGGCGACGGTTGTAACAGCTACCACAACCGCACTCATCTCTGGTGTGGCTGGTCAGCGCATCTTTATCTGTGGTTGGCACGTCACTTCCACTCAATCAGCCTCGACAACGTTCCAGTTCGTATATGGAACGCAAGGTGGTCCCTGCGGCTCACCAGTCGCCTTGACTCCAGCGTTCAGTGTAACATCGACTGCACCGTCGGCCGACCACAGCGATTACGCAACGATGCAGACAGCGGCTGGCGCTCAGCTTTGTGTTGTATCGACTGGAGCAACAATCGCTCAGGCAATTGAAGTTTATTACTCGCAATTCTAGGAGGCAATGGTGAAAGCAGAGGAATTAGTCAAGAGGGTAAGGGCCGATCTCGATAACCTTGTCGGGACCCTTGGCAACCTTGCCAATCTCGAGGACCGTATCTCGCGCGCGAAGGCCGAATGCGAAAGCATGGAAGATAAGGCGAAGCATATCAAGGCTGAGCTAGAAAGTGCCACGGCTGGCCTTGCAAGGGCGCAAGTGGAGAACCAGCGCCGCTATGAACAAGAGATGTTCACTAAGCAAGGAGAACTTCGGGACCTTCATGAGCGGACTAACAATATGAAGGCGAAGTTAACTGCCGTGAACCAGGAACTTGCCACCAAGACTGCGGAATTGAACTCGATCAATGCGGGCCTTGCGGAGGTTAAGAGAAAGTTTGCGCTGTGATCGAACCGTATCGTATAGAGATACCAACAGGCATTCGTTATGCCAGGGTGGACATCTCGTCCTCGCAGACGATTGTAACTGGATCAGTCAACAAGTGGATCAACCTTTTGTCTGCGTCGATCATCGTGGCGAATACAGTGAGTATAAAATGGCAATCCTCGACAGGCCCGATCGACATTTCTGGGCTGCAGTCTATCTCACCAACCGGCGGCTATATCTTGCCGTTCAATGCTGGTGGTTGGACACAGACCAATCTGGGAGACAGCCTTGTCCTCTTTCTATCCGCAAGTGTCCAGGTTGGTGGCATGATTTCCTACGTTTATATAGGCCAGTCTGGAGTAGGACCTGAGCCATGAAAAAAGAAGGCGAGCTATTCGTTGACCATCGTGCCAGCCCTGGACTTCCTCCAGGTGTGGCTCACCAGATGGGCTATGATCCTTCGCAAGTAGCTGAAGGCAAACTCTTCGAGGCGGCAACGATCATGTGCGAGCATTGTCACAGGATAGTTGTCAGGAACCCATTGCGAGAACGTGAGCGTGCGTTCTGCTTACAGTGCGGCGGCGCATATATCTGTGATCTCTGCGACGATGAACGGCGCAAGCCAGATTACGTTCATATGCCCTTCAAAAAGATCGTAGACCTTGTAGCGACCGGCAAGGCCACGGTTGTGTCTCTCGGAGTCCGGCCGATACTCACCCCAACGCCAGCCAAGGAGATATGAAATGGCAAAGCGTGTTGTAACTAATGTATCCAAGACCTGGGCGCCGACAGCCAACAACGTGGCAGTCACGCAGTGGATTGCAATCAAAGGTGGCTCAGCGACGCAGGTCATCGACTGTTTGGAGTTCCTCCTCGCAGGTATGGCAACCTCGTCCATTCCTATGAGCATCCAGACCGCCTACAGTTCGACTCTTGGTGGCACCCCAACTACCCCTCCGGCGCTGCCAGATTCAGATGGCCCGATGTTGGTCAACGCCACTGCATTGGTCGCAGGTCAGACAGTCATAGCCTACACAGCTGCCACCACTGGTCCAACTCCCAACGCTGCCAGCACTCTTCCTCGATTGAACCTTGGCCTGAATGTGTTCGGCGGGATCATTCGTTGGAACGCAGCGCCGACGCAGCAATGGACCTCAGTTGGTAACGCCACTAACGGCGGCGAGACAGTTCTCTTCGCAGACTCGTCCGCAGGTCAGTCAGGCTCTGGTGCGTTGAACGCTCACATCATATACGAGCCCTATTGAGATGGAGCTAAGTCATGGCTGGCGGTCCAATACTGCCATCCTCCATCTATGTTGGAGGCGCAGCAGGTAATCTTAGCTCAACTTTCTTCACTGCCACGACCGGCACCACTCAAGCGAACAGCACGATTGAGGGCATCGGCGTCATCGCGACGTTGAATGTAACAGCGCCTGCGGTCCTGCAATTTAATATGCCGGAGGTCATACCTACGGGCGCGTGTAAGTTGCGATTGCTGGCTTTTGCCAATGCCGCGAGCGGTGCGGCTTTTTGGCAAGTCCAGGACGGTGCAACTAGTCCAGGCAACAACATCGCTAACGCGACATTCTCAACTGAAACCGCTCAGTCGATCACTTGGGGGTCGAACGTTATGCAAGAACTCAAGCAAAACCTCACCACTGCGCCATCAGCGAACCAAGTCCTGACCGTCGTTATCACATTCGGCACTACCACTTTCACGCTTGCGCAGGCGTCGGTGTGGCAAGCCTCGATTGTATGGGAGTGATGCTATGGCACAAGTTACTCCGGCGATCTCTGTTGTTCTCACCAATGCGCAGATCCAGCAGATCGCAACGAAATGGGCGCAAGTTTATTTTGTCGGCCCGCAGGCCCAGGCAACCATGAGCCTGACCGACTTGATGAACGCAGTATCGAATGCCAGCGTCTCGATCTCGATCGGCGGTGGCAGTGTGGCAATGTCGCCATCGTTCCCGCCGCCGTTTAATTCACAACCAGCAGCGGCGCAGGACGATTTGATATCTTACATCGTACAAGTGGCAACTGGGGTGCCGTTGTAAAATGGCGCGATCATTCGTCAACGGCACCGATGCTTATATAGGGACCAGCGTTGTAAACCCGCAGCCATTTTCAATCGCGAATTGGGTTTATCCAACGTCGCCGACGACTGCGGGACTTAGCTTTGGCATTGGGACATTGACCGGCAGTCATGGCTCGGCGATTGTAGGCCCGGCTAATCCATCAACGGCAAATCATTGGACGGTATATCTGGCGGGGTCCATTGCCGCCGATGCAGGCGTGGCGTTAACGCTCAATGTCTGGTCGCATTGCGGCTTTACCGCAGGCACTGCCGTCGGTTGGGTTGCCTACACCAATGGATCACAAACTGCCTCGGGCGCGAATTTTGCGACCTCCACAACGACCAACCCCCCGCTTGTGGGGCAGCAGGCCAGTGGCGGATTCAACTATGGTGGGTATGTAGCCGATTGCGCACTGTGGAATGTAACGCTGACGGCGGCGGAATGGGCCGCCTTGGCCGCCGGCACACGGCCCAACATGATAAGGGCGAACAACCTAGTGGTGTGGTATCCGTTGGACGGGCTTGTCACTAATGAGCCCGATCTTTCCGGCAACGGAAACAATCTGTCCATAAATTTTGGCAGCCCCGGCGTTGCTCCGATAGGGCCGCCGTTTGCACCATTTACAAGACCGATGCGATGGACGCAGGGGGCAATCCTTCCAGTGGCCACGCCACCAATATTGATGCCTCAAATCGTAACGTGAGGATGCCATGAGCAGACAATACTTCGCTGACGTGCTGACCGAGCCAATCGGTTCGGCCTATACAACTATCATCGCCACTGCGGAAACGGTTCTCATTCCCCTTGCGTTCACTCCAATCAACGCAATGGAGCCGAGGGCCGGGAAGGTCTACGAGCTGGTTGTCGGAGGCACAGTCACCACTGGCACAGCCGGAACACTGACGCTCACTGCTCGCATTGGCACGAACGCAACGCCAGCGAGCAATACCCAAATCGCTATATCGCCAGTCCAGAACTACGTTCCATCTATCACTACAGCGCCGTTCCTGCTTCGCTTCTATCTCGTTGTTCGCTCGATTGGCTTGACTGGCGCAAACTCGACGGTTGTCGGTTATGGCAACTGGTCCTCTGGCGGCGCGGTTGCAACAGCATCCAGCGAGACAGCGGTTGACATCGGGACAGTTGGTGCAGCAGTGTCGGTGGACTTCTCGATAGCCCAATCTCTGGGAATGGGCGTCACCTTCAGCGTTGCTCCATCTGTAATCCCAAACTTCCATATCTGGAGGTCACTGAACTAAAATGCCCGGAACCGGCGGATCTGGTCGAGTAATCTACGGCGTCGGTTTTTGGGCGCAGCAGCCTGAATTTGGGACGCTGTACGATTATAGCAAACTCTTCCGCGGTCATTTAAAGTCACTACCCGATCAACCCCCGCCGCCCAATGCCTATCAGTGGTGGGCGTTAAATCCAAGCTTTGCTCTTCTGCGTACCACTCCTCCCTACAGCATGATGCGTCCGATCTGGCGCTCGCTACCAGATCAGCCGACGACGCCACTAATCCAACAATCGGCGTTCCAGAGTTGGGTCGCGCTGTATGGATTGAAGCCGAGGCCATCTGTTCAATCTGATTGGCCGCTAACCACGCCGCCTTGGCGCCTCAACCAGACCTGGACACAATCTTACAATCTAAACCTGATTGGCCAGGATGCGATGCTGGTGGGCGAGCAGGTCTTTGATCTCGCTCCATCGCAGCGTCCGCCAGAGCAAATTCAGCTCCACTCTTGGCAATGGTCCTATAATCTTTCGTTGATTGGCAAGGATCGCTTGCCAGCAGGCGATCAGTTCTTCGACCTCTCGCCAAGGCAGGTCCCACCAGAGCAGATTCAGCTTCATAGCTGGTCGTGGTCCTACAACCTCAACTTGAGAGGCAAGGATCAGCTTCCAGTTGGTGAAGATTTCTTCGATCTGCCGCCTCGTGACCCGCGCGAGGTTCGTTCGTGGACTGCCTCATATATTCTAAACTTGATCGGCCAAGATCAACTTCCAGTCGGTGATCAGACGTGGGTCGTTCCGACTCCACCCTGGCGTCTGGATCAGACCTGGACGCAATGGTATAACCTAAACCTTATTAACCAAGATTTACTCCCGATTGGCGATCAGAGATTTGATCTATCACCAATCTATCCGCCTTATATCAACCATCTCCGCACTTGGTCTTGGCAGTACAATCTCAATCTTATTGGCAGAGACCGACTTCCAGTCGGTGAGCAAATCTTCGACCGTCCGATACTTGCTGTCCCGCCAGCAGCTACGTGGATTGACCAGACTAAGATTCAGCTTACTGCGCCGACCCTTAACATTACGATCAGTCAGTATTGGGATCGGCCACAGCTTCCAGTCCCACCAGCCCAGGCTTGGACTTGGTCCTACAACCTGAACCTAATCGGCCAAGATCGCTTCCCGGTCGGCGAACAGGTTTTCGATCGTCCAGTCCTCCCGATCCCGCCACCTGGGCTGACTTGGATACAGCAATACTTCATCGAAGAAATCAAGCCCTTCTTGCAGAGCGATTGGCCGCTCACGCCACCACCTTATCGCATCGAGCAGACTTGGACCTGGGCTTACAACAAGAACCTAATCGGCAAAGATCAGCTTCCTCCCGGCAAGGACGTTTGGGACCTTGCACCGTCACAGCGACCATACGAGCAGCCTCAACTTCATTCGTGGCAGTCTTGGTACAATCAGAACCTTATCAACCAAGACAGCACGATTGTTGGCGAGCAGGTATGGGAGCGGCCGACGCTGCCGATTCCGCCAGCGCAGACTTATGTCGCCTGGTACAACCTCAACCTTATCGGTCAAGACAAGCTACCAGTTGGCGAACAGAGTTCCGAGCTTCCACCGAGGGACTTCGCGAGGCTATTCCAGACTTGGGTCAACACAGTCAACCTCGCATTGGTCACTGCGCCGCCGAACCTCGATGCATTGGTCCATCACTTCGACTATCCGAATCCTCGTGGTGCAGAGCCAGATTGGCGCAGGTCTTGGACAGCTGGCTACAACCTCGACCTCGTTGGCCAGGATCAGCTTCCATTCCGACAGCAAGACTGGCCGCTCACCCCAACGGTCGCACGAGCTGGCGACTGGATACAGCAGACTGCGCTTACGCTTAAGGGAATACCGCAGAATCCATTCTTTCAGACAGATTGGCCACTCCCACAAGCTCCGCTTGGTGCGATCCAGACTTGGACCAATACCTTTGCCCTCAGCCTTATTGGTCAAGACAAGCTGCCGTTCAGGCAAAGCGATTGGCCACTCACCTCAGCTGCTCGTCCAGGGCGCGAGCCTGGGCTCGATACTATCGCCGAGAGCTTTAACCTTAATCTAATCGGCAAGGATCGTCTGCCCAATCGGCAGTCGGATTGGCCACTTCCGTCTGCTCACGCTCTTGCGCAGATTCCACTCCAGATTATGGTGCAGGGCAAGGGATTCTGGCTGGTGCCAGCTATTCCGCTGCCTCCAGGTGCTCAGTTCTTCGACCGACCACAGCTACCAATAGGGACCCCTGGCGATCAGTACACCATCGCGCAATGGCCAGGCCTTCCAATTATAGTGCCTCCACCAGTTGTTACTGGAGTTCCACTACGAACCTTGATGGGGACAGGAGTCTAACGTGCCCAATGTCACGCATTCCTTTGTCTCTACGATCGCAGACGATCAGACGCAGCTTGCTCTTGGTGAGGTAACGCCGAGCAGATGGAATGCGATGCACTCTAATGCAATGGGTGTGTTCAATGTCAAGGATACTCAGTGGGCTGGCGGCGCGAAGGGCGATGGCATTACCGATGATACTGCTGCGATCAATGCAGCCATTGCTGCGCTCAATGCCACTGCTGTCGGCGGACGGCTTTACTTCCCGGCAGGCACTTATCTGACGAACTCCGGGACCTTCACCACGATCACCGTGCCAGGGATCGTTTATGGCGATGGCTTCATTGCCACTCATATTATTTCTACATCGACGACAGGGACTTTGTTCACGCTGGACTCAGGCAGCGTCATCGACATGCGTGATATGTTTATAGAGAACCGTGCTGCGTCTGCACCAACCTCTGGCGCTGGCGTCCTAGCCCCACAGACCGGACCTCATCCTACTAACAACGTGGTCATGCACAGAGTCCAGATCGGCTACTTCTATGACAACGTGGACTGCCAGGCCATCGCTGGCGTTACTCTGTTTGATACTTGCGTGTTCCTCTCCCCGGTGCGCTATGGTGTAAGGATACGCAACATCGCCCAGCCCGATAATGGCGGCTGGACTTTTATCAATTGCGGCTTTTACGCAGGTGCAACGCCGCCCAACAATGGCGGTGTCCCACGCACTTCCGTGTCCGCGTTACGCTGGGAGAGTTGCAGCAATGGACATTTTGTTGATTGCTCAATAGTTGGTGATGCTGGACACAATGGCAATAACTTCACTACCGGATTTGATGCGTCGTGCGGTGGCGCGAGTGGTGAGCTTTGGATCAAAGGTTGTTCTATCGAAGACCCGCAGAATCGGTGCATTTCCCTCGTTGGCGTTGTTCACAACATCAATATTGCGAATTGTGAAACATCCTATAACAACAATAGTTTTCCGACCGGCGGGGCTGCAACATTTATTGACGCTGCTCAGGCCGTAAGCATTACCGGACTTACCGGAAACATGGCTACTGGGCCCAACTTTACCCGCACGGTTGACTTCAATAATACCTGTCAAAAAGTAACGTGGTCCGGCATCGCAATGGTGGGAAATTGGTCCGATGTCCTTTGTCCGGTGAACTACAGTGCGGGTGCTTACGATCCGCAGCATGGGTTGTCCGGTGACTTGATTTCCGCAGCCATCACCTGTTCGGCTTTGTTCAATGTCGGTCATATTGGTCAACGGCTAATCGTTACCGACTTGTTGGCAGCGCCGGTTTTCAACGCAACTGTCACCAGTGGTTCTGGCACTGGCTCTAACAAAGCCCAGGTATGGTGGAATGGTACAGCGTGGGTAATAGGATGACAGCACAATACCTCCTCCTTCGTCCACACTATCTCGGCAGTGGTTGGCAGCCAGAGGGTACAACTATAGTTGAGGGCGCTGATATACCTTTGAACTGGGTGCCGACCTTGGCTGTCGATCCTCTCACTACCGATGCAGTCACAGCATTTTACAATGCTGGCCCTCGCCATAATTCCTGGGAAGATCTCAACTTCTTCGGAACGATGATTAGGAACCAGCCAGTGACCTATTGGGTTCCTTTCTATGCATTAAACGCTTTTCAGAAAGGCGCGTTTCAACTGAATGCCTTTCAGGTAATAGGAGGAGTCCAGCAATGGAAACTGACCGGCCTTGGTACAAGCCTTCCTCCAAGAGGAGATAACTGATGCCTTTCCCAGGGGATCTCGATAAACAAGGCGGCCCAGCGAAGCAACTGAAGTATGAAGGGCCGAGTATTGGTTGGGTCAATAACTACAATGCCAATCCAGATGCTGCTGGAATGACCCTGCAGGTGCCGACGACCGATGGTGCTGGCCATCTGACCTTCGGCGCCGGCGGTGGTGGCGCTTCCACTTTTAACGTGATGACCTACGGCGCGACTGGCGGCGGTGTGGTTGATGACACCACTGCAATTAATGCTGCCATTGCCGCGCTAAACGCCACTCCCGGCGGACGACTTTATTTCCCGGCGGGCACCTATTTAACCAACTCCGGGACCTTCACCACGGTCGGTGTGCCGTGCGTTATCTATGGCGATGGCTATAACGCTACTACGATTCTCTCCAAATCAACGACAGGGACCGTGTTTACTCTAGACGCTGGTGGCACTATTCATGTCTATGATTTGACGATTACCAACGGTGCTGCAACTGCACCGACATCGGGCGCAGCTATTCTATGTCCACAGACCGGACCACATCAAGGTAACAACGTGGTTCTGTACAATGTGGGGACAAACTACTTCTATGACAATATTGATCTGCAGGCTATCGCTGGCATAAGTAGACTGGATGGTTGTGTTTTTCAGTCTCCAGTGCGCTACGGTTTGCGGATACGCAATATTGCCGTTCCAGACAGTGGCGGGTGGTACATCTCTAATTGCAACTGGTATGCTGGTTCGTTACCTCTTAACAATGGCGGGCTCCATCGCATATCCAC